TCCAGAGGTCAGCTTGAACGTGGCGTTCACCGTTGTACTAGCCGAGTTTGAAGGTCCCGTCGAGTAAAGGATAGGATTCGCCGTAACAACTTGCTTGAGAAAAGACGGAATGACCTCGCGCACGGCTTAATACGTCACTGTGACAGGGGTTATCGTTCCAGCCGGAAGACTAACCGCCGTAGGATACTTGGCTTCAAGCCGAGCAACGAGCGTGTTGACTTCCGTCTGAAGAGAAGCTAAAATAGCCGTTTGGCTTGTCCCGTTTAACGTAATTTCTGGCACAGTAAGCGAGGTAGGAGGGGAAGCCAGAGGCGTTGAGCTGCTATTAGCCTCACTCCAAAACTCAGTAGAGGCAGCTACAGTCGAGTTATTCATGATGTAATACTGGCATTTGTATATTCCTGCCCCTACGTTCACAGGAGTAAAGCTCAAAATCACGGCGTAGTAGTTGTAAACAGTCGCCATCAAATCCACCCAATCGCATACGCGAGCTTGGAGTTCGTGTTTGCAGTGCCCCCATCCATCGTTGTGCAGTCTGCGTAACCAATTCCGTTAGCAAACGGACTCCCCATAGGGAAGGTAAAGGGCCCAGCAATAGCTCCTGCGGCTACGGGAATCGGAGTACGAGCCCCTCCTGAGGCAAAGGTAGGAGCCGAGCTGGGTGCTCCTGCGGTATCCGTCAGTACAAAGTAATGTGTGGACGTATCATTATTGGACAACCAAAGCTCGTAAAGCTTACCTGCCGCACTTTTTACGTATCCTAACCCGCTAGCACCTACAACCCCATAGGTTACAGTGTAGGCATTGGTCAAGGTCGGCAAGGCTGCTTGAGCAGTCCATGCAACGTTGTTGGTGTTATCTTCGTACTGAGGTGTGTCCCCCGCGTAGGTTATAACACTTAGCGAGTTGACATTTGTATTGATGTTCTGAACAGTGGCTTGCGCGGGGTAGGTAGCCCCCAGACCAGCCCCCGTTATGACGGCGTAATCACTTGTTGGCTCGTTAACAGTCTCGATGACCTTCACAGTAGCCGTGCCCGTCCACGTCGCCGTAGCGCGAACCCTGATATTGGTGCAACCTACAGTGTTAACGGTACCCTGGAAGTTCAGTGTAAACGAGGTAGCTGCTCCTAAGGTATCCTGGAATACGGAGCGAGCAACCCACGTAGTACCACTGTCAACACTTGTCTCAACGACAACCGTTCCTGTCCAAGTACCCGTGACCTGAACAATGCAACTATTCAGCGTAGAGATAGAGAAACTGACGAAGCTGCTTGTTGTCGGCGTCCCTGTTACGAAAACTTGACCGTTGGCTACAGTTGTGCTCGTAGACGCAGCGTCCTTCACTGTAATTGTTGAAGTCGAAGGAGCGGAGTCCGTAAGGGCGGCAACAATAAGATTGCCGGAGGTATTCGTGGCAAGAGTTCTTGTGTTCGTGCCATCGGATCCGCCGATTTGAACCGGGTTACCTACAAGAGTAGAGCCTGCTGCGCCGGCTCCTACAGAAACCAAACGCCCTGATGTGTCGACAGATAAGGCTCTAAGATCGACGCCATCCGATCCACCAATCAAAGTGGAAGATGTAGGAATGGCCGCTCCCGTTGTACCCACGGAAGGATTCGTCGCTGAAATCGATCCAGTGATCGGAACCGCTTGCCCTCCGGAAACCCCTTGAATCGTGAAAACACCACCCACAGGGGATCCTGCGGTACCCGCGCCAACCACAATAAATCTACCTGAAGTATCCGCTGCCGCAGAGTAAACATTAGACCCGTTAATTCCACCAACGAGCAACGGATTACCCGCTGTAGCCGATCCAGAAGCCGAGGGTCCTTGAACCCACTGACCCCCTGCTGCGTTGCCTCGCGCCCTATCCCACGTAGTGCCGTTGTACAGCTTAGAATGGCTACAGCACTCAATCGCTCCGGTCGAAACACTGGCCTCACCGTCGGCGTTGGTGAAGCGCGACAGAATCTCATCCCACGTCGAACCGTTGTAAGCACCTACAAGCGAATAGGCACTAAATGCCGTGGTAGGATTGGTGAAAGCATTCGCTGGGGTGACGTTACCGATTACAACAAGTCTACCCGAGCTATCTGTGCTGAGTGCTCTTAAGTCGGTCCCATCCGATCCACCAACAAGAGTAGACGATGTGGGTATAGCCGCCCCTGTCGTCCCTACCGATGGGTTCGTCGCTGAAATTGAACCGGAGATAGGAACCGCTTGACCCCCGGAAACCCCTTGGATCGTGAAAACACCGCCCACAGGAGATCCTGCGGTACCCGCGCCAACTGTGACGAGGCGACCCGAAGTGTCTGAAGACAAGGCTCTAAGATCCGTCCCATCCGAGCCACCTACAAGAGTGGCCGAAGTCGGAATAGCCGCCCCTGTGGTGCTTACAGAGGGATTGGTCGCTGAGATCGAGCCTGAAATAGGTATTGGTGTGCCGCTCGCAGACCCTTGAACTGTGATGACCCCACCCGAAGCAGAACCTGCTACCCCAGCCCCCACAACAACGAGCTGACCGGACGTATTTATAGCCAGGAAACGAGCATCCGTTCCGTCCGACCCCATGACCATGAGACCGCTGGCCGAAACAGCCGCAGCGGCTGCGACAATGATCGTGTTGCCGCTTGAGTCTAAGATCGAGATGGTTTCGTTAGAAATCCCCATGATCTTCCTTCGTATCGAGTATCTGCATCACGGAGTAAGCTCTGTAATACAAGCATTCCCAGTTGCTGAACTCCACAGAGCGCTGACAGCTCCGGTCCAGTTACCATCCAAAACAACCTGAGAATTCGCAAAGAGCTTGTACGTGTACGACGTCGCTGAGGCCGATGCGGCAAGCGCAATATACATAATGGCCGATCCATCATTTGTAATAAGAGCCGAGAGTCGACTGGAATTTGACGCCAACAGACTCACGCTAGACACAGACGCCGCAACTGTAGTGATGGTACTTGTCGTTGCGGTCTTCGGGGACACTGCAACGGGAGTCATCCCCGTAACACCTTGAACAGTTACAACTCCAGAAGCAGGAGAGCCCGCTGATCCAGATCCAACGACCGTGGCGTTCAGATTCGAAGCTGTGGCCTGAACAACCGTCGCGTTGAGATTCGCTGCCGTGGTCTGAGTACACGTGACCGACCACGTACCTGACTGAGTGACAGCGCCAATAACGTTGGATCCTGCCGGGATCGAAGAGTTTGGCGAGAAAGCTACAACCAAAGACGGATCAGAAGCTACTGCTGCGATAGTAGCTGCTTTGACCGCGGCCGGACCATGGGTACCATCCGTAATAGCTTGGAAACCATTACGGGTAACCGCGTCCATTGTTGGAGAAAGGTTTGTACCGTCCGTCGTTCGAACGTACCAATAGCTCCCGATCGAGCCCTGACTTCCTTGGTTGACCGCACCGATGGTATTTGTGCCTGCGGGAAGGGGCTCCCCAAGAGACACCACCATCGTTCCCGTCGCTGAATCGAGGAAGATTGTGGCAGAACCGGAAGTAACTGTATTTCCACGAACACGGACCTGTGCGAAACCTGCACAGGCGGCAGACCACACACCGTTGGCCGTGGTGCTCGTAACTTCGACGCCGGTTACAGGAACCACTGCGGGAATAGAAACCCACGTAGTTCCGTTATCTACGCTTCCCTCAAAAACAAGGGTGCCTCCCCACGTCCCCGTAACCTGAATACCACAGGTTCCCGAAGCCATCGTATTGATGGCGACGTTCTGGGTACTGGTGATGCTCCCCGTCGAGGTTCTGTCGGTTCCTGCCCCCACCGTTACAGGGATCGAAGGCTGATTAGGCGAGAGAACAACAACGAGAGAGGGATCACTCGCTACTGGAGCGGTAGAAGCTGCCTTAACCGCAGCCGTATTCGTCCCATCCGTGATCTTCTGAAAACCAGCTCGAGACGCGACATCAAACGTTGGGGCCGTGTTGGTGCCGTCCGTAAGCTTGAAGTACCATCCCCCAGCCGCTGTGCCCGCTGCCCCTTGAGCAACAAGGGCGTTCAGGTTTGAAGCGGTACTCTGGGTAACAACGTTTGTCCAAGTCCCGGACTGAGTAACCGCGCCGATTACGTTGGAACCGGTAGGAAGCGCAGAGTTTGGAGAAAATGCAACAACAAGAGATGGGTCAGAAGCAGCCGCGGCGGTCGAAGCATCCTTGATTTTTACAGCAATCAGGTTTGTTCCATCCGTACCTCCGATAAGCGTTGCCGACGTCGGTACCGCAGAACCCGTAGTCCCGATCGAGGGGTTCGTTGCCCCAGAAACAGGGATTGGGGTACCTCCGGTGATACCCTGAATGGTGAGAACCCCTCCCGCAGGGGTTCCAGAGACACCCGCACCTACAACAATCTCTCGACCCGAGGTATCCGTAGACAGCACCCGAGCATTGGTCCCGTCCGTACCAGCAACAAGAAAGGCCGAGGTGCCTACCGGGATCGAAGACCCTGGCGTAACGGCCATCAGAACGCCATTCACGTCGATAATAAGAACGGAACCAGATTCAATGCTCATAGAAAGGGCTCCAAGTCAGAGGGTCAAGCGATCGATCGGGTACGACTAGTCTCAAAAAAGGTAGAATATGAGAGCGTGTCCGAAACTGTGGCTAGGATGGTCATTCCATCCGTGTCGTAGACAGTCCATGTCAACGTGTTGATTTGATAAGAAGAAGTGTAGGTAATGACTTTCTCAACGTACTTCTGTGTCATCGTGTTGTCGTAATACCAGGTCACGGAAGACGGAAATGCGCCTCCTACGGTGACTCGATAAGCCCCTGACGTGAATCCTTCGAATGGACCCCCTTGTCCGTCCGCCAAGTGGATGAGCTGTCGAAGAGTTTTGTGCTGTTGAGCAGTGATAATTCCAGGGGCAGGCGTATCTGTAATCGTTCTAGTTCGGCTTGTCTCAAAAGCCCCTGAATAGGAAATAGCGTCCGAAACCGTAGCGAGAACCGTGACTCCATCCGTTGCGTAAACAGCCCAGTACAGGGTTGCAGGAGTCTTATTAGGGTTGTACGTGATTAGCTTTTCGACAATCTTAAGACTAAGCGTGTTATCGGTGTACCAGGTAACTTGCGTAGGAAACGCACCCCCGGTCGTGACTCTTACGGCCCCCGTCGTGAAGCCCTCAAACGGACCACCTTCTCCATCAGCCAAGTGAATGAGCTGTCGAAGAACCTCGTGTTGGTCCGCAGTGAGGCCACCTACCGAATTAGCAATATCGGTAAGCGCCTGTTCAACATTGGTTGCCGCCGTGATTGTTTGACCTGACGGATCAAAACCAACCTCACTTGCCCCCGCCGGGTAAACCCAAGTAAGCGTTCCCCCGGTTGAATCCGAGATAGGCTCTACGACAGTGACAGTCGTATCGTTGAGGATTGTCGCAACCGTATACTTACCATCCGCCGTTCCGGATCCGGTAATATACAGAAAATCCCCTATTTGAACGGGATGATCCGCACTAGTAAGAAGACCTTCTCCGTCCGAAGGCGTCGTCGATACTACGGTTTGGGTAAGTGCAGTTGTCGAAACACTGGTAGTAACAAGGTAGACAGCGGATGGCGTCGTCGCGAGCCCATCGGACGCTAGCTCATAAGCATCTACAATGTCATAATCATTGAGATCCGATTTCCGAACAGGCTGCATTTACCCATCAATCAAGCCCTTCTGCGCCTGCCTCCAGAGGGCTTGGAGATGGCCACCGCGGCAGCCTCTTGAGCCGGGGCAACACTTAAGGGCTCTATCTTCTTCTCTGCCTCTTGTTTTTCAGCTTCTTGCTTCTCAAGTTCTTGTTTTTCGGCTTCCTGACGTGCCTTCTCCAATGCACGTTCGGCAAGCTCCACATTTTTCCGTTCTTCAAGAACAACGTACCCGTTAACCACGGAATAGAGAATGCTGCTTTGGGCTCCAAAAGCGCTCGCCTGTGAAATCGAGGCGTGGTATCTTCGCAAATGTTCTTCTGCCTCTTGCAAACACATCTGGCGTCTACGTTCTCCTTCTTGCCAGATTTGCATGATCGTCTGTTGAAAGGTATCTGGAGTCAAAGCTCCAAGACGAAGAAGCTCCCCCACACGCATTCGCAACCGGTGCATCTCTTGATCCGGTTGATAATTCGTGTAGTTCTCCATCTTGGGGCTCGGTGGCGGTACAGGAATGTTCATTTATCGTCTCACATTTGATTTGGCTAAAGCGTTCGCGACAATAAGACAAGGCTCGCAGTAGACCCCCTCAACCCGAGAGTCTACAAGACAGGAAACTTGGTAAAACCTCGTAGGCTCTTCAGGAGCTTGGGTCCCCTCCCTACGAAACAGCTTCGGTGCCCGATGTCCCGATCGGCAGTAAAAGCTCAAGGGAGGGGGTACCTCCTTAATGGTCATCTCGGGTCGAATCATCAGGCCAAAACAATGTAGTTGATGTGATCGTTCGTGTTGATCTTGGCGTAAGGAGTAATGTGACTGGTATTGGTTTCTTGGTAATCATCTCCCGTGGAAACGGATCCAGGATCACGAAGAATTCCGCGCCAGTAAACCCACAAACCCCTACCGTTGTTCGTCCCATCAAGAGTGTAAGTGGCCCCTCCGGGAATAATATGACTCGTGTTGGCCGCAACAGGAGATGCAAGGCGTTCAATATATCGAACCCCAGTGGTCAAGCTTCCAATCGCAGTCGAGAGAGCTTGAAGACTCTGAGTGATCGTGTCCCCACTCGTGAGGATAGATCCAGTGAAGTTATCATTGCCAATTTGGGAATTGAGAACGTTAAGGGCGGCAATGACCGTATCTCCGGCACCCCCAGGAAGATACGAAAAGGGGAAGTAATTGCCCGTGTTCGTGAGCAACGTCGAGATATTGGTGATACCGTAAGAAGTCCCATCATACGAGTAGATGTTGTTGACTTGCTGCTGAAGATTGGCATCCGTCACAACACCCAAAGCAGGGGTTGAACGAAGGCAGTTCAGATCCAACAAGTCCCCGCGCTCCCCATACCCATAGACGAGATTGATGGTCGTAGATTGTCCAACCTCCCACGTGTAGGCCGTTGAAGAGGTTATTGGGTTACCTCCCACAGGAACCGAGTAGAAGTAGATGTCGACCGAGTTTGGCGAAGTGGAAGTTCCATTCTCGGTAACACCAAAGACTTTTTCTCCCGCATGCGCCCCAGACAATACGACGATTTCCTCACCCGTGGCCGTGTTCGTAATCCCAACGAAGCAGCTCGTGTAGTCACCAACGTAAGGAGCTACATCGAAGCACGGAATACCCGTGAGGTTCGAGGTCGAAGCGTGTAGAAGGTTCCCAGCCGATGTAATAGCAATGAAAGTGTTGGTCGCTGCAACGGTGGCCGAGTAGAAAATACGGTTGACGTTGAGAAGCTTCTCGTCAAGAGGGTAGATGTTGAGGAGATTCTTTGGAATCGCCTGAAGAGCGAGATCCGGCCGTGCATAGGTAGGAACGGGTTGATCGTAGTTCACCCCCTTGATGTAGGTTCGGTCCGATCGTTCGAAATCGAGATCGTCATTGAGACTGTACGGAAGATTTTCTGTCCAGCCTATGGCCCCGTTGTTCCCATCTGGAGCAACCGCAGCGGCGTTTGCATACGTAACGCTTGTCGCCGAGATATACGTCGTGATGAGGAAGGTGCCGTTGTTCGCGGGAGTAGCGGACCCTGAAATCGTAATGAAGTGGCCTACCGAGTTCGCCGTCATGTTGGCAAGACCAGTAATTGTCACGATTCCAGAAAGAACAGCGGTGATCGACGCTGTATTTCCAGAGTTGTAGTTCTCCCACTCAAGAGAACCATTGGGATCCGGGTAGTAGCCGTAAAGGTCGGTTACTTTTACCTCGGTCGCACTGACATACGTGGAGATAACAAAGACGCCGTTGTTCCCAGCAATCCCTGCTCCTCGAATCGAGAGAAGACTTCCGACACTCCCAGCGGTCATGCCCGTCAGACCGGACACGGTTAGATTCGGGCTCGAGTAAGCCAGAATCGTAGCGGAATTACCAGAGTTCAGAATGACAGGAGAGCCAAAACCATTCGTCTCATCTGTCAGCAGGCGATCATTGTCCTGACGTTCTGAACCTGCAACGTCAAGAAGTTGATCAATTGCATTGTATCTAGAATACTGTCCAGCCATGATGAAGAACTCCTATGAGGCAATTTGGTAGTCTGCAAGAAGCGTTGACTTACCACTAGGGGCAAAGGTCAAAAGGGTTATCGTGTCAAATCCAGTACCTACGCCTCCCGATTCGGAGACAAATAAATCTCCTTGACTCGGGTCGGGAGCCTCCGTAAGAGCTAAACGCCTTCCGTTGTGCCAAACCTCGATATCTCTTCCAGTCCCCGTCGGGTCATGAACAAAATAATCGGGGGTTGTGCGAAAGACACGATTATTGCCATCCCGGGGCCCTATCAATGCAATCCCGGTACGGACCACCACAGGCCCTACGGCCATGCTGAGGTCTTTCAGAGAGAGAATTCCCTCTCCAAGAAAGTCCTCATACCAATGATGGGAAGGATAGGCTTCCCCGAAGATGACCTGGTTCAGCCGACTCAGGTAGTAGAACTGAAGGTCTTCTTGCGTAACCGAATTGACAAGCGCTCCATAAACCTGAAGCGGAGTGGCCTGATCATTGAGGTTGTCAGCGACTCGGGTCTGCCGGTAACGTGTATAGGTACCCGCCATGTAAGAAATCTCCTCACATGGTTAGGTAAAGGCCAAAATGTAATCCGCAAACAAATGATCGTTCGAAAGAGGCGCTATGTTCAGAATGACCGTGTCGTAACCGGTCCCTGGACCTCCACTTTCCGAAACCATGTAATCGTCGAGCAAGGCAAGTCGAATCCCGTTGTAATACACGGAGATGTCGAGGAACGGAAGATTGTGTGTGAACTTCTCTAGACCCGGAGTTGTGAAAACCTCGTTGACTCCGTTCTTGGGCCCTACTAGACCCTGTGCCGCCCGATACCGACTTATACCAATGAAGAGCGTCTGAGCGATTTGCAGGGAAAGAGGGTTGATGAGATACACACACAGTCCTCCTCCGAGGCTTCAACGCGGGAAACTGAGAGTGAAAGTTGCGGAGAAAACTACATTAGCAGCAACATCCGCCGAAGTTGCCCCTCGTACCCAAATCGAGGGCTGAGAGCCTTTATACGTCTCGTACTGAGGAAAAGCCGCCGGACCAAGCTGTTGCTCGGGTCCATTCTGCTCCGTGGCCACAAACAGGTAATTTGCCGTATCCTCATTGTGAATTTGGAAATTCTGTACAACAAAAGGAAAGTCGAGTTGAAGAGATCCAGCACTCGATGTAGCTCCAGGAGCAGTTCCGTGGATCGTAACGATCCCTTGCCCTTTCAATGAAGAGTCCGGCAAGATGAGTGTAGGAGCGCTTACAAGAGTCTCCGATCCTCCCGTCACTTGAGCAAATTGAAGCCAAAAACTCTTTGTGTCCGTGATGCTGTAGCTCGCGGGATCAAAGACAATCCTTACGTCGGTCCCCGTAGTGGGCTGGCTCTCCACCTTGTAACGATTCACGTTGGGGTCGAGGAACCCCACGTTGGTCGAATTGATGATCGCCGTGAACGGGGAAGTATCAAAATTTTGCCCCCATTTAATGCGATAACCGAAGGTGTCGAGCCCTTGGGTGAGGGGCGTGTAGAAGTCAACCAAGTTCGGTCGTCGACGAGGGATTTTGAAGAGCCGGTTCATGTCACTACAGCCTTTTTAATCAAGGGATCGTACGTGCTAGCGCTTTCTTGCGCCGCTTGGGCCGCTACTTGGGCCCCGTGCTCTTGCTTGACCTCATCGTACCGAGTCTCATAAGCAGCTTCTTTAGCTGTCTTCCAAGTACCCGTAAGGAGCCCCCCGAAGTTAGGCTGAAGCGTCGTCCTCGGAGCATGGTCTCGTTGTCGACGTGTCACCACAACGTTATGCTTTTGACGAAAAGCATTCTCTTTCCCAGCTTTCGAGATCCATCCCCCAGACTGTCCATCTTTCAACACGAAGTTAACGTTCCCGGGGTCAAAGACAATGGACGCCCACCCACCGCAAACCGGACAAGTCACATCTTGCTTTCCATCCTTGACCAATTTGTATTCAGCAAATGTGAGCTTCTGCGTACTCCTTTTGGAGCAAACCTGGCATTGAACGGTATAGAGGGGCATGGTTTACATTCCTATTTTTTCTTGATTTTAGGCACTTCCCAGTCTTTCACGAAGGAAAGTACAGCGGCGACATGCTTGCAAACACGATTGATTCCTTCAGGATCTCTAATAACAGGAACCGAAGCCGTACCCCGTGGGCTCCCGTCCAGGTATTCTTCCCGTTTCGCGTGGTGCTCCGGCCCGAGCCACTGCCAAGCGGGACAAGAGCAGGTCACATCCACATCCATCTTCCCGAGCCTGACAACATTCTTTGCCCGAAACGCCTTGAGCTTGACAACCTTGGGTCCGTTCCCAGCGTCGACGGAGAAAAGCCAACGAAGGTTATTGGCATCTACCCGCTTTACGGTTACCGCACACCGTTTGGAACGTTCTTGGAACTTTGGGTTCAGTCCCGCGAGGATCTCATCTGGCTTTGAGGCAATAAACAGGCGACTTTCAGGAGAGACCCTTAAAGAGTGCGCGGACTCAACGAGGAACATCCCTAGAACGAACTCCGCTTGCTCCCGCGTCGTTGCGTAATGTTGATGAGGCAATCCGTCTCTGTACGGATAATCAGTCATTATAGGACTATCTGGGGGGCGCCCCCCAGGTGGAGTAAACCGAGGCTTAAACTGCTCATGATGGCGTTCATCCCCTTCAGGATCGTCTTGCGGTTTAGCCAAGTCGTCGGGCCCGTCCTTCCGATAGATAGACCCTGGCGGAGCCTTGTCGGGCCGGCGTAAATCATTTACTGGCTTACTATAGGTAGCCTCTCCAGGAATGTCTGGGCTGAGCCCTATCCCTTTGCCCCCTGGATCCCCTTGAGGAAGTCCCGACTCAGCCAATTCTTGGCGCTGCCCATAGGAGGGCCGAGAGACCAGGGGCTGTTGCAGGGCTCGGAAGGGGATCATAAATGTAGGATACGTCCTACTTGTTCTGGTCTTTCACCACATTGCGATGTTTTTCCCACATATCAGCCGCCTTCGACAAGTCCTCTTCACTCATGGCGGGGTTTGCGTCTTTGAAGCCTTTCATAACTTCTTCTCTCGAGTTGCTCCGCTGATAAATTTGAGCAACTTCCTGAGCGGAGACTTGCTGCTGCCCCGATGTCATCGGCATCTGGATTTGGTCCCCTACAACCCGACGAAGATGTTGCGCCAACGTGAATCGGCTTGGCCTGTTCGAAGGGTCAGAATCCTCTCCCGTCGTCAGGAGATTATCGGCAAGCGCGTGGAGATAGCCCGCAACTTTTTGAGGAGATGCACTGGCTTCTCGCTTGCCAGCTTCAAGTTGGCTGATAAGCGACACGAGCTTGCCAATAGGAACATTCCCCGTGACCTCGACGTGCTGAGCGATTTGGTGCAATTCATTGGCTGCAATTTTTGGATTCAACATGGATCCTTCCTTACCTCTGGGCTCCTCACCCTCCGAACGACGTAACTTGCGAAGACGAGAATCGGACAAAGCCCGTTCCAATTCCTCAACCTTTTCTGGCTTCACCCTCTCGCTCAACTGGTCATAATCCATACGGCTAGCGCCCATCGAAGCGGCTTCCAAAGCTTTCTCCAACTTGAAGAGAACTTCGGGAATACCGTGCATCAAATGACCAGCGACCTCAAAGACATGATCCCTAGCGGGAGACTTCTCAATGAGCTTGGTTGCCTCATCGACGTAGCCTTTGAGCTGCTCGCACCGAACACGAGCATCGCCCAACTCCTCTACAATAAAAGTAGAAACATTAGCAACTCGACTTTCCGAAGAGGCCGTTCTGATTAAACACCCGTGAGAAAAATCACTAGGCATTTGAAGTACCTCCTGAAGCTCGTATCAATGCCTCCATCTCTTTTTTCTTTCTGTAACACCTTCGAGAAGCCTCTCTATGCCTTATCCTGCGATCTCTTTCTTCGGGTGTTACCAATAAGTCCCTCATAAGAGCTTCAGCTTCCTGCTTAGCACTACCTTTTTGACACCCCCTAAGGACCCCTTCCAACCATTTTTTATTGGTACGAGCACATTCTCGAACCCCGTTGGCAATAGCCAACGTTAACTTACGGGAAGGATCAGCATGACGCCTCCGCATCCTCTCAATGTTAGCTTCCCGAAACTGAGGGTCTGCGTGCATTTCACGAAGTCTCTCAGCATTAGAAGCTATCCAAATTGGATCCGAAGCTCGTTTTCGGGCAGCCTCTAAAGTATGCTTATACCAAGAACCATCCTCTTTTCGTCTTTCTATGCAATCGGCATGATGCTTTCTAACCTCAGGATTAGAAAAGTCCACCCCCTCACCACCTTTGCTGAGGTTGTACCCCTTAGGACTGATACAATCATGAACCTCGATATGACGAATTTCGGAAGCGATAAGCTCTTCCCGATTGCTGTAGACAGTGTCTATAATAACCATTTGGAAGTTCTCTGGGCCGTACTTCCGTATGGCTGCATGGATAGCACTAACACTGCCTTTCTTAGCCTCGTTTTTGTGCTGACTCCAACGCCTTCTTACGTCGCATATCGTTTGGCCAACGTACTTTTTACCGTTCAACAAGTTGGTGATTAGGTATACGTACCCTACAAAATTGTCCATGTCAGACAGTTCTCCTACCAGACATGGACACACCAAACAAGAAGAATAGGGACGCTAAAAGAGATCAGCCCGCAAAGGCTGAAGGGAATTCCTGAAGAAGAATACCCTTCACATCGTCCCCCTCGGCCGCAAAGACAGCTCGCAAAACGTCAGGACGATCTTCATAATCGGCCTGAAGACGCGCCATCTTCTTCTTGAGGGGTTGCGCGAAGTCGTAGTTGTCCGGGAAATCAGGGCATACTGCTTTCGCGACCATGCGACGAACATCGGCATTCCCTACGGAAGATTCCTTGGCCGGTTGTACCACCCGTTGTTCTTGTTGGGCTGCCGATCGCGGACTTTGGGTAGGAGCGTAACGATCCGGTCCGTTGGTCGTCTTGAACGCAATCCCATCTTCGAAAATCACATTCTCCCGAGGCTTTCCGTTGCCGTACCCTACAAGATCAATCGTCTCGGTACCGTGACCTACATCGGGGGTTACGAGAATTCCCTCCGTCCTTTGAGGTTGGGCCCTAGAAACAGACGACACAATGGTGCGGGTTTGAATAGCATCCACGTCAACATGAGTAGCCTTGTAGGCGGCATGTTCCGCCAGATACTGATCCCGCTCCTCGGGGCTCATTCTTTCGAGCATCTCCTCTTGGGTGATGCCCCGTCCTGGAACGATGATCCCTGCCTTGGTAGCCCTCTGAAGAGCAAGAGCCGCCGATTCTGCGGTCAATGTAGTACGTTCCTGCTTAGCTCTTTCCCCCGCTGCTGTATGAAGCATTCGACCAGGAACCTCAACGCCATCCTGAGGCTCAACAACCTCAAAACCATACTGGGACCTAACGGCTTCTCCAGGAACGACTACGTTTACTGGATTCCCGCGTACATAGTTCTTGTTCCGGGCGGCCGTTTCCTGAGCGTGTTGTCGGTAATTCCCTACCTCTCGCTCGTCGTCAAGCGTCGTAGGAATTGCTACCTTCGGCGGAGGAGCCATCGGATTCCCACCCTTCGTCGGGTGACGTACCTGAATGTTCGCTCTCTCCGGCCGACCGTAGCTGGAATCGTTCTCGTCATAGTGCTCAGAAGGGACTACCCAATCGAGACGAATCGCGCCGCGAAGTTGAGGAAACGAGAACGTCTGACCTGCGAAATGAACCGTAGACCCATCAAACAAAACCTCGGAACCTTTGGGTATATTTGCTCCTGTAGCGCCGAGAGTGAAGTTGCGAGTCGCGATGAACGAGAGCTGATCTCCCGTCCTAAATCTGATCTGAGATGGATCCATTGTAACAGCCTCCGGGGAAAACGCATGAAGATGCCCCGTAAGCAAAAGTAAAAGTAGATTATTGCAAGGAACACCATCCCGGTGTAGATTAGGATCTATGGATCCAACCTCCCTGGTACAGCGCCTTTCCCCGCCCCCAAACAAACTCATGGCCCGAGTCGAACGTGCTTTTCCCCCACAGCTCGGAATTCATGACGAAGCTTGGGAAGTCATTCACGAACTTTTCTCAATCGAGCCCATGGGCCTGCCCGGGCCCGTGATAGGGGTCCTGTCCCAAGATGACGACCTTCACCGAGTCGAGGGGCGTTACCGTCAACGCCGTGAAGACCTCCCCCTCGGGGGGATAGATCGTGGCAATTTGCCTCTCAGTCTTTACGAAGGCAACAAGCTGTTTTAAGTAGTCTTTCTGGAATTCACCAGCGAGCGCGGCCTTCCACGAAGCGTGCATACCACAGAACTACACCGTTCGGTTGCGCTACGGCCAATCACCTTCGGCGGTCGTAATCGTAGCCTACACTAGCTTCCTTCGTCTGAGGGTCGTCGTCTTCCTCATTTTCTTCGTCTTCATTATCGAGCTTCTTCGTGAGGGCGTCAATCTCCTCCTGGCCCTTCTCCGCGGCTTCCTTAAGTCGCTCGACTTCTTTCTTCTCTTCGTCAGCGACAGGCAAAAAACCGTCACCTGTGTCCCCAAACTTTTCGTAGTTCTTGGATTTCCCGTCAGGCTTGTCTTCGGAAGGCTTCTCGTCCGCGTAAATGCTCCAAGGATCTCTCATATCAAACCTCGTCCAAGTGAAGGATAATGGTCTCTCCGTCCCACGCCATCTCCCGCTTGGAAACCTTGAACTTCGCCTTTCGATTCAAAATGATCTCGGCCTCATCTGTGTTCCCAGTCAAATCAGGATGTATGATAGGGGTGTGCTTACTGACGGTCTTGTTGACCCGAAGAATCACCTTGTGCTCGCAAGGATTCCCACGGTAATCCTTACCGCCTTGGGTATTCCTGGCAAATCGACTAGCAACACTACGATTAAGAGACGTTGAGGAACTCATATCGTCCAGGTCGAAGTTGTCGTTCGTAAGCAGCGTGTGCAGCGTTCGATCCGACACGGACAAACCACGGGTCATGCGCTAACATCACCAAGAGTCCTTGTAAAAGAAGACTATGCCTGGTAAACCACTACCCATGCGAACGTCTCCCCCGATCTTCACGACCATGCGCCTGACGGGCGCTAGGAGGTTATCGTGTAAAATCGTGGAGAACGAAGAAACAAGACCCTCTGCTTCAAGAAACGTGCGTTCAAAATCTTCAGCCGGATGATGGCTTCCCAAAAGCTCTTCGGCTTCAACGCCCGTGAGAACACCTTGGGATGCCGCTGCCGCCGCGTCCAACGAGGTCTGAGCCCGAAGATCCAAGGCTCCCTCTGTCACTGCCACAACGGCGACTACCACCCGTGCGTTCAACAACGAATCGCCGGGAAACGACTTGCTCGGAAGTGGGAAGCCGAGTGGAGAGGCGGGAACCTGGAAGATGTGGAGATTTAGGGGCTAACGGGGAGAGCAAGTCGGACATCGCTGCCGATTGTTCCGAAGAGACTCATCTTTGTAGGCTATCCCGCACTGAGGGCAAGTCTTGTGACGCTTCTTATCCCGACAAGCGGGACATCGACTATTCGTTGATCCTTCAGAACGATCCCACCTAGCACCACACTCAACACACCTACGAGGAGCTTTTGTAGGATCTCTGAATTGACTCGCGTCTTGAATGATTCCCGATCTCATTGACTTTTCACGACGCCTGTGCTCGACGCAGCAGTAATCCATGCCGTTCTTGGGAGAAGTGTCCGTGAAGGTTATCCCACAATTTCTGTAGCCGCACGTCTTCCGTCTACCTTCAAGGTCTTTCTCCTCCTTGCACTTGGCGCAAAGAAAGAAACAACCCTTCTCCTTCGTTTCCCACTTTGCAGAGCACTTCGTACAAGTGAAGACACGGATCCCTGATGAAGGATTAGCTTCTCTAGCTAGCCTCCTTCGCCATCGAGCGTGACACGATTTGTCATGAAATTCCTGATCTCTACGACTTGCCGTGAACTTACAAGAACATCCCTTGCAAACCTTTTCATACCCCACGGGGGCTAAACAAGGCATGCAAAGACCTCCGTGCAACGTTTCAGAAGAAGCCACCCTCCCACAACCTCTGCAACGGGGCAGTTCAACAGAGACGTTTTGAGCTACTGAAATGAAAGAAGAAACCCCCTTGGGCCAACAAAGAACAGACTCATAGCTACCAACGGAGTCTCCGACTACACCTGGCATCTCGTACTTGAGAAGTTCCGGACGGCCTAGACCACACTCAGCCGCAAGACGAATAGTGTCCTCAACAAGGGGATAGGAAATTCCACCTACCGAAAAGTTGTCCACGTTGAGGATCAACCATCCCCCCGGTCGAAGAGCCTCAACGCTCTTTCTGATGACTGGGGCCCAGAACTGTTCCAACCAGAGATTGTAGGTGGGGTAGCGGATACCCGATTGGGTTTCCTCATCGGAGTAGGTCTCCCTCTTCCAATACGGAGGGGAAGTTAAGACCATAGCGACTCCCTGAGGAAAATCGAATTCTTCCGCAGGGACCTTGTGAAGAGTCACACTCTCAGCAAACTCAGGTAGATAGGAGCTTACCCATTGGTGAAGATTATGAAGGCCCTCGAACGATGTTGACGATGGCTCACACCCTATGTAATTTGGTCTGTTCTTCGAGAGGATTGCCCCAAGAAGGCGCCCTCCGTAGCCAGCACAAGGGTCAAATACCGTCCCCTTAAATGAGCAGTAGCGGTCAACAAGAGCCTTGGCCGCGGAGGGCCGGAAGTTGTAAACACCCGTTCTACGCCAGTAGCGAAGAGAGGCTCGCATACGAGCGGCATTGGGAATCTGCCCGGTACGGAGACAGTAGGAAATGACTCCTCGAAGTTGGGTAGGGTCTAGGAAAAGCTCTACGGGGCTAGGGCAGCCGTAAGACCTACCCTCCCAAATGTGCCTGTTGATACCCTGGCAAATGCTTTGGCCTACCTGCCTAGCCTTAATGGTGCCGTCTTGGATAACATGGGATGCATCAAGGTTGGATACCGTGGTCAGTTCCTCGGGGCGCGGGGTGTGATACGGAAACCCGTTACTAGTCCAGAAGTTGGCAAACGCTTCAACAAGGGATACTTGTTCCGATTCGTTAAGTATTTCCCACGCCTTGGCCTCATCGGAAAGACCCTTAGGAAGAAGAGCTATGTCCGGAGTCTTAGTGGGAAGACGAGGAGAGACGCCCTTCGGCCAATGCTTCGGAGGGAACTTGTATAGCATGTCCCTGGGGGCGAAATCCTTGATGAGCGAGAAAAAAGCGTCCGCGGAGACAGCTCGGAAACACATTATCTCCCCTGACGTTGAGCTGGATGGCTTACGATATGCAACTAAACCAAAATGTTGACTCACCAAACGGCAAACTTGCTCTGTCTGGTCAGAAGTGATCTTACCTAAAGCAAATGATGGGAGACCACTATCCAAGTGACCATCATCAAAATACCAGTAGGCGAAAGACCTTGGAGTCATAGTAGAAAGCACAGACTCTGGAAATACTTTCTCCCCATTTGGGTAGAAAGTACCTCGAAGAGACTTCAACCACTCGTGCTGAACAGTTCGAAAACCGAAGGCGAACGTCAGACGACCATTGTCCATCTCTTTTTCTTCATATACAATTGGAAGGGCATGTGGAGACAGAACTCGATGCAGATGGGTAAGGTAGTCAAATTGCTCTTGGTAGTGACTAACCTTGAAGACACCTCTATCAAGAAGATGTCCGTCCCCCAACAAACACCCGATAAAAGCATCTCGTTGCTCTTCTGTCAACTCTTCAATAGAAGTTGAACGCTCTGTCTTGGAAATAGCCTCGATAGCAAATTGGGCTCGTTTAGCCGCGACCGTTGGCTTGCTAACCCCGTAACGAGCTGCAATAGCCCTATCCCCCATAGACGTGTAAAGAGTAGCCAGCTCCACGGGAGTGATATCAGCAAAGCTAGGCCCCTCATGATTGAAGGTCAATCTGTCGAGCTGCGTCCTGGTTTGGATCCCACACTTCTTTCGTCTGAACCAAGACATCGCAACATCTGTGACGCCAACAATCACAGCCATTTCGGCATCGGTTTTGTTCTGGCGAACGTACCAATCCTCTACAGTTTCCTTGGTCAACCCGAATTCTTTGAAGCGATTTCGTCTCATAGTCACCAACTTACAGGTAATCCTATAAACCTCACAACAAGGATAACCATAATTATCCTATTGTCAAGTGAGAAATGAGCTGTTGGTTATTTTGGATGGAATGAGAAGGGGCCGCACTCCTTTCGGAGGCAGCCCCTTAGAATAACCTAACGATTACGCTAGGTTATCAGATGCGGGTGACCACCATGCGGGTGAGGCCACGTGGGTTGAAGGCGCCTATGCCGACATTTTCAAAACATGAGAAACCAATCGTCCTAGCCTTCGGGTCATCTGCGCTGAGAACGGTTAACTCCGTTCTAACAGGAAAACGCCCGAAGTTCTCCGGCTCGGCGCAAATGTACACGAAGCCTACCGGGACGAGACGCGAGATGATGATCTGAGCGCCCCAAAGAACGGCCTGGAGGCCCGTCTTGAGGAGGACGGCCTGGCTCTCGATGTCCAGGATATCCCGGCCGAACTTACGGATGTCCGCATAGTCGGTCGCGTTCATGTAGATGCGGGCGACCCGGAGGTCTTGA